AGACGCACAGTAGCTGCAAATTTGAATGTTTGGAAGGTAGAGGAAGATGGAACAAGACACTAAAGAAGTTGTAGATGCAGAGGTTGCAGAAGAAGCTGAGGTTGCTCAACTACCTGTTAATCCTGAGATGTTGACTGCTCGTATGGAAGAGCTTCGAGAAGAGATTGGGCAGATTACTAACGTAATCAATGCTAACCAAAAGCAACTGGATACCTATGTAGCAGCGTTTAACTGGTATTCTCAACAGCTAGAAGCGGCTAATGCGGAGCAACAGTAATGGATTTGCTTGTTAATTTGGTGTCTGTAATAACAAGTATTGTTTGCGCAGCATCCATTATTTGCAGTTTGACTCCTACTCCTAAAGACGATGCGTTGGTTGGAAAACTTTATAAAATAATTGAAATAGCCGCTTTAAACATTGGAAAAGCAAAAGACCCTGGTGTTGACTTAAAACCTTTAGACGTTAAGTTTGTTAAAAGGTCAGATTGATGGCGTCAAAAAGATCACAAGTTAAAAATGTCGAAGCTGAACAAGCTTTGTCTGAGTTAAAAACTCATCAAATAGAATGCGCGTTACGCTACGAACGTATTGAAGAGCGTTTGGAAGAGGGATCTGAAAAGTTTAAAAAACTGGAAATGATGATTTGGGGAGTGTACCCGTTCATGGTGGCGACTATAGTAGCCGCAAAGTTTTTATGACAGATGCAAGGCGCAATATTAGCTTTTATGTTAATAACCGTCATAGAAGGAAATGTGGCGCAAGGTTCGGAGCAAATGTTATTTAGAGACATCCATAGATGTCAGCAATTTGCATACTGGATAGAGCATAACTGTAGAGATGTCCGTTGTAGAGGGGGCATTAAACAACACAATATAACAGCGTATTGTAAACCGGTCATGGCGGGAGCTAACCAAAAGTTTTGGGATTAAAAATGAGCATATATAGCGGTTTATTTTACATACATGAAGAAAAACGATTTGCTCGATGGGACGAGTATATTGAGTTTTATCGACAGCAACGGTTGAAAGAAAATGCCTAAAAAGTTACAAGAAAACTCAGTTTGGGCTAAATATGACATTGATCAAGACGGCACGGTTAGTGACGAGGAACTAGAACGTGCTACTCAAATGATTGAACTAGATCTCCGAGAAGAAAAGCAAGACAGCCAGCGCAGAATAGCGTGGGTTGCAATGTCTTCAATGGTTTTGTATTCGTTACTGCCGTTGTTGCCTTTTGTACCAGAAGAACGTCTTTCAACCTTGTCTTCTCTAAGTGATATGCTGTTCCTTAGTCAAGCCAGCATAATAGGTCTTTATTTCGGCGCTACGGCCTATATGTCACGTAAACCATAGGGGTTTACCGTGATAATTGAATCCGTTGCAGCGGCAGGGGCCATCCTGTCCACGATATCTACCGCTATAAACAAACTCAACGAAGTTGGTGACGGCGCGTCAAAAGCAGTTGAATTGATGCAGGGTTTTTCGGACGCTTTAGATTCTTTTGAGCGTGAAAAGAAAGACTCGGTGATCAGCAATCTTAGCTCACAGGAACTTTTGAAATTGGAATCAATCAAGCACCGACGCGATCAGTGGGAAAAATCACTACACGATATGCTAGTGATTCACGACCCAGCGTTGCTTCAACGCTGGGAAGACGCTAAAGCTAGACAGAAAGCAAACCATAAACGACAAATGGAAGCAATTAGAGCCCGAGCGGCGGCTAGGAAAAAAATGCTTCGGCAAATATATTTAATTATGGGAGTGAGCGCCATTGGCATTCTTTGTGCCTTTATTTTAATTGGAGGGGTCATACTGATCTTTAAATAATGGAAATTCGATCTACAACACCACCCGCTCAACTATCTTGGAAACAATCCGCAGAAGAACGGTACGAAAAGTTAATGGAAACCACGCAAAGAGAAAACCGACGACGTGTGTCCGGTAACGCGGAGCTAATGCTCTACATAGCAAAAAATGGTAAAGTTCAAGTGGAAGACGGCAGAACTAGGCCAAACAACATTAATTTTTTGGTTTAAAATATGGCTAAACAAGCACAGCAAAAAACCGAAAGTAAAAAAAAATTGAAGAGCGGATTCGACAGCAACAGTTAAAAACTCACAATCAAGAGTGAATTATGTGGCAAATTAGTGCGGGATTAGGGTTGGTTTTGGCGCTTACACTTGGGGCGTTCAAGCTTTACTATGATAAATCCCAAGCTGAATTGGATGCGTTTCAAATGAGATTAGAACAATCAATTCAAAACCAAAAAACGCTTGAAAGCACTATTGAAGACCAAAACAACAACCTGAAACAAACTATTAAAAATCATGACCTTATGCTTGCTCAAGTAGAACGACTACAAAGAGAAAACATGGAAGCTCAAAACGAGGTCACAGATATTAGAAAAAAGTTTTCGCGGCACTCACTCGATGTGCTGTCAGTCAGGAAGCCTAAACTTATTGAAAACATCATAAACAAAGGCACAAAAAAAGTATTGAATGAGCTTGAAACAATTACTAACCCGTATCAATTTGATGAAACTGAGCCTGTTACTAATACTGCTGCTGGTTAGCGGTTGCTCTATACTTGGCTCAAATCGGGACATTCCTGAAGTGAAGCCTGTAGAAGTCGTAACGGTTGTACAAAAAGCCCCTACATACCACCCTCCGTTACCTAATCAAATAGACCCTGTGCCGGTAGAATGGACTGTTTTAAATCCTGACTTGATGCAAACCTATCTGGACGATTTAAAGGAAGGTAATGCGCCTACAAACGTTTGGTATGGTTTAACAACCAAAGGATATGAGAATCTTTCTACCAATATGGCAGAAGTAAAAAGGTATTTGCGACAGGTGCTTAGTATCTTAAAATATTACCGAGACTTAGACGAAGAGGTGTCTAATGAAGATCAGCAGTGATGGGTTAGAACTAATAAAACACTTTGAAGGTTGTGAAACTACGGCCTATCAAGACAGTGTGGGTGTGTGGACCATTGGTTATGGGCATACCAAAGGTGTGGAAGAAGGTCAAAGTTGTTCTATCGAAGACGCTGAAACCATGCTTGCAGACGAAATGGACGAGTACGAGGGGTACATCAACAACATGGTCAAGGTTGATCTGGAGCAACACGAGTTCGATGCGCTTGTTGCTTGGGTATACAATCTTGGGCCAACTAACCTTGGCGAAAGCACGATGCTCAAAGTGCTTAACGGAGGCCAGTTTGACCGTGTGCCCGACGAAATGAAACGTTGGAATCGCGCTGGAGGACAGGTCCTTGAAGGGTTAGTGCGCAGACGCACAGCGGAGGCGTTAATGTTTGAAAACTTAGACTGGAAGCAAGCCTAATGGCTTTACAAAAGTTTTTATTTAACCCTGGAATTAACAAGGAAGGCACTGATTACAGTGCAGAAGGCGGGTGGTTTGACGGCAATCTGGTTCGTTTTCGTAAAGGATTTCCAGAAAAAATAGGTGGCTGGACCAAGGTAATACAAACTTCTTATAACGGAACTGGCAGGAAACTATTAGGTTGGGTTGATCTAGCTGGCACAAAGCTTCTTGGCCTTGGCACACGGACCAAGCTCTACATACAGGAAGGCACCAATTTTAACGATATTACCCCTATTCGAAGCACTACCAGTGCGGGTGACGTAACTTTTGCCGCGACCAACGGGTCAAGCACTTTAACGGTTACCGATACCGCGCATGGGGCGTCACAAGGCGACTTTGTTACTTTTTCAGGCGCAGCGTCTTTAGGTGGTAACGTTATAGCAGCGGTGTTAAATCAAGAGTATGAAATAGCCACCGTGCCTTCTACAAGCACTTTTACTATCACGGCAAAGGACACGGACGGTGCGACAGTTACTGCAAACGCTAGTGACAGCGGCAATGGTGGCGGGTCTACTGTCGGCGCGTATCAAATAAACGTAGGTCTGGATGTCTTTGTTGATGGTACAGGATGGGGTGCTGGCACATGGGGCGGAGGCACGTGGGGTTCTACCAGTTCATTAAGTAACCTGAACCAGTTGCGTTTGTGGTCACTGGACAGTTTTGGCGAAGACCTGTTGTCCTGTGTCCGTGCTGGTGGAATATTTTACTACGACAGCAGTGCAAATACTTTGGGCACAGACCGTGCAGTCGCTTTGACTGCTTTGACCGGTGCAAACTTTGCGCCTACTAAAGGTTTACAAGTTTTGGTATCAGACGTGGATCGACACGTCATTGTGTTGGGATCAGATCCTATTAGTGGCAGTTCCCGGTCCGGTTCAATCGACCCCTTATTAATTGCCTTTTCTGATCAAGAAAACCCGGCCGAATGGGAACCAAGATCGGATAATACTGCGGGTTCGTTGAGATGCTCTGCGGGTTCCGAAATTATTGGAGGGCTTCGCGCACGTCAGGAAACGCTAATCTGGACAGATGTAGCTCTTTATAGTTTACAGTTTGTGGGTCCTCCGCTTACGTTTGGTTTAAACCTGATTAACGAGGGCGTTAGCTTAATTGGTCCGAACGCAATGGTTAACACGCCCGCCGGGGTGTTCTGGATGGACAAAAAAGGGTTTTACACCTACACCGGGGCAGTTAGTCCTGTGCCGTGCAGTGTTCACTCTTACGTGTTTGACAACATGGAAGAGGGTCAAGCCTATCAATTTTTTGGGTTTCTTAATAAACAATATAACGAAGTCGGTTGGTTTTATTGTGGCACTGGTTGCAACACCCCAGATCGGTACGTTACTTACAATTATGTGGAGCAATCCTGGGCAATTGGTCTGTTAGAACGCACCGCATGGCTTGACGAAGGCATTGTTTCGTTTCCACGGGCTGCGGGCAAAGCCAGTTCTACTCCTTATTTGTACCAACACGAGACGGGAAACGACAACGACGGATCTCCTATGGACAACGTGTATATTGAGTCCGCCGACTTTGATATTGGCGACGGAGAACAGTTCCAGTTTATCAGGCGCATGATTCCCGATGTCAAGTTCACGGGTAGCGGCGGTACGGGTCAACAAATTAACGTGGTGCTTAAACAACGTAATTATCCGGGCGATTCGTTAAGCACGGACCAGACAACCAGTTTCACCGCTTCTACTACGAAAATAGACATGCGGGCTCGTGCCAGACAAGCTGCTTTGCGGTTTGAATCAGACGACGATGCTGCTGTTGGAATTCGTGAGGGAGTTGGTTTTAGGGTCGGCGCTACCCGGTTAGATTTACAGCCTAACGGCCGCAGATGAGCAAGCTTTTACAGGGCCGATTACCCTTTGTTGTAGGGGAAAATGTGCCCCCAGAAACGTTCAATCGGACTGTACGTTTACTGGAAATAAGTTTAGACTCTTTTGATCCGGATTCTACTCCGCAGTTTACGGCTGCAGAACTTGATGAATTCAAGTTTCAGGCGGGAGATGTAATCTGGAATACGACTGTCGGGTCTTTGCAGGTTTACACTGGATCGGCTTGGGTCGAACTATCTTCTCCGTCTACGTCGGGGTTAAGCGCCACAGGTGGCATAGGAACTGTTCAGGTGATCACTGGCGGTTCAATAGTTGTGACATTATAGAGAGGGCGTATAACAAAAGATGGCAGAAGCAGCTTTAAAATACGACGAGTTCGAAGACTTTGATGACATAGAACCTGTCGAGATACCTGCGGGTGGAATTGCAACTTTTCTTACAGCCCGAGAGGGTATGTTTGCTGACGATGACGATGAACTACCCTCTGGTGGTATCGCATCGGTTAAGCAAGTAGCGGACAAACTTGCTGAATACGGACGCCATGAAGACGAATTTATGGTCCACGCTGCGGAA